AACCAAGAAATTAGTCGTAAATGGAATGCCAAAAGAAATTGAATCCGATCCTGCTGTAAAGGTTGTAACGCTATACCCTCCAGCAGTCGAAGTGCTAGAGGTCAAACCTGCGCCTACCGAGATTGCGTAGGTGTCTGGGTATTTGAAGATTACAACACCTGAACCGCCATTACCGCCTGCATTGGTGGCATCAAATCCACCGCCACCACCGCCACCGCCACGATTGGCTGTGCCAGCAGTTGCATTAGTTGAGTTGTTATTACCACCATTACCACCGCCACCTGTTCCACCTGCTCCACCTGTTCCAGCAGAACCGTTAGGGCGAACTCCACCACCGCCACCGCCTGCATAAGTTACTGATGAACCTGTAATGCTGTTAGCAGTTCCATTACCACCTGAACCACCTGTTGTTGCTGCACCGTTGCCACCTGCAACAGTTGCACCGCCACCGCCACCACCGCCGCCATAATCGCCGTCGTTGTTACCTGTTCCGCCGTTTGTTCCTTGTGCTGGTGAAGTTAAAGGAGTATTACCTGTGCCACCAGTTTTGCTACCAGTGCCACCGTCAATAGAACCACCACCGCCAGAAGCACCATTTGATCCACCGACTACGCCTTGTGAACCACCACCACCGCCGCCGTTAGAAGTGTTTACAAAAATTGAACTAGAACCAGCTGCGCCAGCTGCGGCAGAAGATGATCCTGCACCACCTGCACCAACTGTTATTGAATAATTTGTTAATGGCGCAAAAGTTTCGCTTGTAAATGAACGATAACCACCTGCTCCACCGCCGCCGCCACGACGATAACCACCACCTGCTCCACCACCTACAACTAAATAATCAACAAGAAATGTTGGTGGTGTTGGTGTTCCAAATAATCCTGCTATTGCGTTACCTATCATTATGCGATAGCACCGACAATAATCCAAGAATCAGCTGCAACGCGGATTGCGGTACAAGCTGCATATTGGGCCAGCGTAGGAGCGGTTGGGGCAGCTCCAGTTGAGGCAATCGTTACACCTGCTCCAGCTGCGAAGGTTAAATCTCCTGCACCTGTGTTAATAAATGTGATTGCGCTACCATCGGCAGCAGCCGTAAGGGTTGCATCTGGGGCTATGGTTACAGTTTTAGTTGAGGCGTTGCTAGTCTGGATAAGGACTTGGTATAGATCGTCATTATCTACTGTGTAGGTCGCGCCGCTCTGGTCTGTAATGTTAAAGGTTACTAGCCCGTTATACATCGCAGCTGAAAGAACGTCTCCGGTTACTGCTGGAAATCCTGTTGCCATTTTCTACCCCTTAATATGTCATTACTGACGTGCCAATTATACCAAACAATGAGCTACCTATGATGTAAGCATCCACTATTGGTTCTGAAGTTGTGAAGGTTGTGAGCCAAGAATTAGGTGTAATCTCGTGTTTAACTCCCATACATTGCAGAGTCTTTTCGATTGTAGAACCATCCTGCCCCACGTTTTTAACTGTTACTGAATCAAAAAAGTCGAGAGTTAAAGCTGCTGTAACCCCAGCATCATAGTCTGGGCTGTTCAGGTCTAGGCTTAGCGCATCTATTCTAAGCGTGGTCTCAGCTCTAGTAGAGACGTATATACGAGCCACGTCTAATGCTTGAGCATCTGTCTCTAGGAGTAGGTCAGTAGCGGTAAATGAGTGTGGAAAGTATTTGATTGCACTTGGCTCATCAAAGGCCGTCTGTGCTGTGCCACCTGCTCGGGTAATGCTGGACTCATTGACAATCAACTTATCATCTAGGGCAGTAACTATGTTTCGGTAGTTAATACCATCCCCAGCATTTGAGAAGTAGATAGGCTCTGAGCCTGACTTCTGCTGGATATATTGGCGGCTTCTAAAGGTTGCATTGCCTGATGGTGCTATGTAGAACGCACCCTGCTCACTAAACTCCATATTCTTGATTGCTTGGAGTGAGGTGCGAGCTGTTCCCGGGTCTGCCTGAACTGTTGTTGAGCCTGTCTCTATATCTCGCATTGAGGATGGAAAACCTATTGTGGAGAGGATTGAGGTAACTCTCTCGCCTGTGGTCTGGCCAGCACTAGCACCTGTTACTGAGGTTATATTGGACATATTGAGAAGCCTAAAAGCATCTGATAGCTGGATGTCTACATAGCCAATGTTTTGCTCTTGATCCCAAGTATAGTTATAGGCAGTTGTATAGCCTGAGAACAGATATTCCTCATCTGCCGTAATTCTAACTTTACGCAATGGCACTAACTTACCTGCGTATGGTGACTCTGGATTAGTTGGATTCCACGCGCCTGTTGGGTCATATACTCTAACTACTGCTAACCCGGCTTGAAATTCCTCTTGGAGCAGGTTATAGCCACGGGATATGTTTATTTTGCCAACTTGATTTGTTATATCAACAATATCAGCAGCCTCGTTTGCTAATACATCCTCACCTAGAACGCCAAATCCAATAATAAACGGATAGCCAAAGATTGCTCCAGAGCTAAAGTCAAAGGTTACAAGGATGTTAGGTGCTGCCACTATGCGCCGCCAGCAAAGCTCTTGAGTGGGTTATAGCTATTTGAGTTGCCGTTTGCGCTGTTGTTAATGACTGCTGCTGTAATGCCGTAGGCCGCGGCGTTAGGGTCAATGCTTATCTTAACTGTCTGAGTACCATTGCCACCTGCTTGACCAAATGGGGTACCAATAGAATCAACGTAACTTCCTGCTTGACCAAATGGGGTTCCCATTGAATCTACAAAGCTGCCAGCCTGTCCAAATGGTGTACCAATAAAACCGCTAGAACTGCCATTTGAACTTATAGTTGGGTAACTAATTGGAATTATTGCTGAAACTGCACTCATAACTGGCACCTTAGGAGTACCTAGTGCAGCTAGTTCATCTCTTAATTGCTTTAGGCCAGCTAAGGCATCTGCAAAGTATTTGCCCCAGCCATCTAGTGGGTTTTGGTTGGCTAACTTCATTGCTGCTATTTGAGAAGCTAGTAACTGCTGAGCTAGGCTTGCAGCTGCATCCTCATTCTCAAGCAGGATAGCCTGTTGCAGTCTAAGTCTCAGAGCCTCGTCTGCGCTGATCTTACCCATTAGGGCAGCTGTGTTTTGAATTAAATCTATGTCAAAGACGTTAGAAGCTGTATCGAGAACCTTCATAGCCTTCTTTAAGGCTTCTTGCTTCTTGAGTTCTAGCGTTCTTTTCTTTTCAGTCGCTAGGCGTTCTCTCTCAAACTTTCGCATTGCTGCGTTTAAGGCTTTGTCAGCTTTGGCTTTTGCCTTTAACTGTATATCTAATTTTCTACCTGACTGTGGGTCAGGGTAATTCATCATATCTGTTAGTTTTGCCTTATTCTTTACTGCTTCGTCACCTAATGTGCTTAGTAATTTCCAAGTAGAGAATAAAACATAGTTTAGATTTATGTCTCCCTCTTTAAGATTTAAGAATGGAATGTTTTTAGATAAATCTTCTTCAATGCGGCGTGAAGTTCTTTGTATCTCATTATTTATAGCATCTGCAACTACACCAATACCCACTATGGTTTGAGAAGTTTCAGTTGCTAAATCCCTCATTGCATTGGTTAATTTAATAATGTTGCCATCGCTAAGCATTGAAAGGGCTGTAACTATGCCATCGCCAATGGTTGTTCTAACATCCTCTGAGGCATTGGCAAGTAGCTGCATCTGACCTGCTGGAGTCTGGGCTAGTCTTTCATTAAAACCTTTATATGTTGAATCTAAAACCTTAACAATGGCGGCGGCTCTCTTAGCCTCTGAGCCATTAGCAATAGTGCTTTTTGTTACTTCATCAAGCACAAAGCCAGTTTTAGTTAAGGATGTAAAGTTACCATTAAGAGCCTGTGCAAGGCCGTTAGTCATTGACTTATACTCAGCAGCAGAGGCCGTAGCACCCTTTTCAGCTGTTACATAGTTGAGGATGGCTGGGGTTAATTTCTCAATCGTGCTTATAGATAGATCAAAGGTTGCCAGCTGTGATTGAACCTGAGTAATGCTGCCTTTACTTACTACGCCTATACGCTCAAGCGCATCTGCCTGTTCTGTTAATACTGCTACCTGCGCAGCTGAGGCATTACTTGTAACCTTTAGAAGTTGCGCTAATCGGTCTTGTTGCGCGCCTGCTTCTAATGATGCTTTGACAGAAGCCTTAGCAAAATTGACAACGGCTCTAGTGCTAAAAGCAATTCCTATGGCTCCGGCTAGATTTCGGACATTCTTAGTTAGCTTCTGGGTTGCAGTTTCGGCTTCTCTAAAGGCTGCTTTGCCGCGATATTCCGCGCCAATACCAATCATTAAGTTACTTGTAGCCATTAAAACTTACCAACTTTCCTTCTAAAATTCATCGCAGAATTATCTAAAGCCTTCATTACTGCGCCTGTTACTTTGCCGTTATCCGAAGCCCACGCACGGAAAATAGCGCGGCCTTTCATATAACGCCCTCTGCTACCTGAGCCGGGTCTGGTATTACTTGTACTGCCCTGTTTCATTGGGCTGGCACTTTCAAGCCCTGCAATAAATGATTTACCTGCATTAGGGTTGTTTGAGCGATTAAACCTCTTGCGTGTCTCAGCTCTGCCAAATGGGCCAACTGGTTGTCCATTTGGATTCTTACGCCCAGCAGTTTCAAAAATAGCACCTGAGGCAGTTTTGTTGAATACAGAAGCCGCATAAACCCAGCCTTTGCGGTTAGGCTTTGTTGGTGTTGTTCTGTATGAAATACCCCTGCGCATCAAAGGCGCATCATAAAAGGGGAATCTACCTTCTGAGAATGAACGCGGAGCCCAACCACTTAAAGGGCTTTGGCTTGGTACATACCCACGCGCTTTAACAACGATTGGCTTTAGAGCTGAGGCCATCTCTTTTTGCAATTCTTTAGATAGGTCAGGTTCAAACTTACGGAGTGCCTTGCGAAGTTCAACTGCGCCTTTGACTGCTGTTGCCACTTCTCATCTCCTTAGACCTATCTTTCATAGCCATTAAATACGTTTTGAACATTCGTTCATCCATCTCTAAGAAGGATTGAACAGAGATTCCCGTCTCTAGGCTCATTCGTGCAATGAGGTAGGTCAGGGAATCCCTAGTTAGTCCAAAGGGTCATCATCAAGAACTTCCACGCGGACAAGAGACTCTAAGAAGTCAGGGCCGAAAGGTTTAACAGTTTCCCCAGACCTTCTTATACATTCCCAAGCCAACCAGTAGACAGAAGTTTGTTTTTCTTCTTCACGAAAACTTTTGTGCATACCCATCTTGGCGTATGTCTCAAAAGCAACTTCTATTGCTGGTGTGATTTGGTGAGTAGTATCGCTACCATCCACCCTTACGATTCTTAACTTTGCCATTTTTAGCCCTTTTCTTTAGTTGTTTAGAATGTGCCTGTTGAGGCTACTGCTGTCTTGCTGTTGCAAGTGAAGGTTACATCCATCATTGCTTCGTCTGCTACTGCTCCGTTGATGTCTGTCAAGTTATCAACAAGAATTGTGCCTGTATATAGAACGTTTGTAGCTGATACAGCGGCTGTCTTGTCTTGTAGTGCTGTGAAGGCAACTGTGGTGCCGTAGGCAGCTTGTAGAGTCGCTAGGACTGAGCCTGCTGCTGTGTCATTCAAGAATGATACTGTGATGGTGTCTGCTGAAAGTCCACTTACAAACTTGTGTGCAGTATCGCCCATAGCAGTTACTTCTACTTGATCTGATACGCGGTTAAGGGTAAAAGAGGTAACGTGGTCTGATAAGTCCACAGTTGCAATCTTGAATCCTACATTGTTGTTTAGAAAAATTGCCATTGCTTATTCCTCGTCTTTCTTGGCTGGTGCGGCTTTAGGGGCTGATGGTTGAACTTGACCAATCTTTATCAGAAAAGCCAAATCCTCAGGTGTTAGATTAGTCATTGTTTAACTCCAACTCGTTAAAATACTAACGCGTAATTCACACGTTAGAAGGTCTCCAGCCGTTGTATCAACTGACACACCAGACACAGAGCCAACATTATAAGTCAAGGATGATGCTGCTAGTTTGTTAAACACACCCACGATAAAGGTCTCAATATCTTGGAGTGAACCTTGATTGTCTAACAAAGGTAAGTAAAGTTTAATTCTAAAGTTAGCCAATGGGCTAATTGTGTTCTTACTGTTATTGCTTGGCGTGATGTAAGGATCATCAGGTTCTAAAACTACGCTGTTGGCCAACGGACTGGCAGGTGGAAAGGAAAATACCTGCCAGACTGTTGGATTACTTAACGCCGTTGCAATGGTAGAACGGAGAGTAGTGACGGCTACTGTCATCCGACTAGTCCATTAGGATTTAAGTAATTCGCAATCAAGCCTCTGACTCTCGCTAGGAGAGTGTTACCCATCCTGTATGGTGAAGGTGTAAAGCCGTCAGGACTTACGCCACCTGCGTTTGAAAGTTGTCTTGATTGCCAGATGTCCACGGCAATTAGGAGTGATGCTTCTCTTACTTCTGGCACAGTTGCAAAATCAACGTATGTATCTCCAGCTACAGAGCCGTAGGGAACTACTGGATGGTAAGGCCTTTCGGCAATGTTATTGCCCTGAAGAAGAAAACTGATTGTGTAATTTGTAGAACGGAAAGAACCATTATCAACGGCTGTAATAGTCTTTGAGCCGTTGAACTTTGAGCCGTTGCCAGATACTACAACTGTCTCGCCAACGTAGAATTCGTGAGGTTCTGCAAAATAAAGTGTGCCTACTGCGTCAGGGCTTGCCGTATTACTATGCCCAATGTTAGGTGTGCTGTTAAACCATAGATGCCCTTTAATAATGTTTTCAGCGGCCTGTGCCACTTCCTCAACAACTGCGTTATCGTAGAGAGAGCCAATGCCTAGAACTGTGCGCAGTTCGGCTTGTGTAACGTATGTGGCTGCCATAATTTCCTCTCTAATTAAGATTGTAGGGGCTAAGGGCTACAAAGCCCCTACAACAATTTACCTAATGGTGGTTATGCAACCATCCACTTGTATGCGCCAGCTGCAACCTTTGTTGCAATTGCGCCGTAGCCAAAGTAGCCCACATTTATTTGACCAGAATTTATTAAGTTAGATTCCAGTCTAAAAGTAGGGGACTCGTACCAGGTGTATGACTCAGGGTTAATTGCAACGATTGTGCCATCGCCTGTACCTGAAAGTGAACGAGAAACATAAAGGTTTAGGCCGTTAATGTTTCCTTGTAGTGAAGTAGGTGAAGCTGCTCCAGCGTTATTTACTGGGTTTGCAGCTGTGTAGATTGCGCGGTTTGTTGTATCAACAAGACCCATAATTGCGCCCCATTGTTCTGGAGATACAACAATGTTGCGAGCAAATCCAAGTGTGCCTGAATAAACAGATACAGCTGCATCAGTTACGAAATCAAGAATGTTAGCTGCTGACATTGTGCGGTTTCCGCCGTCTGTCGCTGCTGCAACTACTACTGCTGATACGCGGTCATTTGTTGCCTTTGCGTATGCGTATTCCATATTCTTTACAAGTTCAGCAAAGAACGCTGGGCTTGAACGATCAAGAATCTCTGTTGAGAATGTCTGTTGCCCGGCGAACTTCTGAACTGCTACTGAAAGGTATGCAGCTTCTAGGTCTGTGTCTGATGGTGCGCCGGCCTCAGCTGTTACTGCAACTGTTGGTACCTGTGAAATCTTTGGAATTTCAAAAGTCATACCTGCATCTGGCAATACGCCTGATGAGATTGCTGAAATAAATGGGCGGTCAGCATTAGCCAATGGGTTGATAACTTCTGTTAGCTGACGTGTTGGTACAAGACCAGCTGCGCCTGTTGTATCTGCTGCTGCTAATAGATACTGACGTGCATCCTCATCGCCTAGCTTGGCGCGGATTGAGTTTTCTAGGTACTTCTCTTTTGAGAGTTCAATGCGTGGTGCTGTGTACATTGCTGCTGTTACTGTTGGGCGTGAGGCTTCAACCGCAGGGGTTTCTACTACTGCCTCAGGTGCTACGGCTTCTGGAGTAATCTCCACTTGAGCCTCACTTTCGTTAGGTTGGGTTTCGGTTAGTGCTTCATCAACTGCTGCTGATGCTGCAACGCTAGTTACTGCTGCTGATTCAAAAGCAGCTGCCTGAACAAGACTTGTTTCAAATAGTCTTGCAGATTGAACAAATAGAACGCCATTGCGCGGTTCAGATGCCAATACTTCTACTCCAACACTAAGCCCGGAGCGAAGACCATCTGATGCTTCAATAAGTGAGTCAGTTCCGCGGCTAGTGTTGGAAACTTTGAATGATGCAAACACGCCGTCTGCTGTCTCGTTAAAGGCTACTGCCTTACCGATTGGCTTCTTGGCATCGTGTTCTAAAAGTAATTTAGATTTGTTTGCCTCAGGTAGTTGGATGCTTCCACGCTCGAAAACAACTTTACCGATTGAGGTGTGGCCGATTTCGCCATCGTAAGGGACAATCTTGCCGGAGATAAGTCTGCGACCTTGATCGCACTCGATTTGGCTACTGAAGGTTAATTGCATTTGTCGCACTCCCATTTGATGATAGGTTTTCCATTGCCATTGCTTCTTGAACGTCAATCAAACCTAGAGTTAGCATTTTCTCGATTACATCCAGACGTTCTATTGGGTTAGCCCGTAAGAAGCCTGAATCTAAATCAAAAGATAGATACTGCGTTGAAGGGGTCACGTCATTCATAGACAAACGCTGTTCAATGGCAGTTATGTAAGGTTGTAGAGATAGAGATACAAACTGACGGCGTTCATCTTGCACGTTCGCGTATGTCATTGAGTTGTTCATATCAGCAGAGATGTAATATGCTGGCACGTTCATTAAACGAGCAATCTCAGTTGCCATATACTGCTTTGCTTCATTTAGCATCATATCTTTGGGAGAAAATGAAGCTGGTTGAAATTCTAAAGTAGAAGTTAAATATGCAGTTGAGCGATTATTGCGAGCGTTACGCCAAGCTGCCAATAATCCTTGAACTTCTGACTCGCCTAAATCAGCACCAGTGTTCTTTAGCACTCCAGAAGGCATAGGAGTTGCAGAAGCAACTGAACTAGCTTTGTCAAGGTCTAAAGCTGATTTCAAAACTCTTGCACCTGTGTTAAGGATTCCATCCGTCATAGATTGGAATGTTACAAGTGAGCCGACACCATTCATCGGGCGCATCTCGCCATCAACTTGGTATCCTTCAATAAAAGTATTTTTTGCGTTATAGCGTGGAGTTACGCGAGAGTTGGCAACCCAGTTAAATCGCGCTGGGTATCCGTTGTCTGCATACACTTCTTCAATTTCCCAATATGCAACGCCAAAGAAAATTAGGCTATCTACTGTATAAGCCATAGTTACACCATAAGGCTGATTCTTTGATGGTTGATCCATCCACGGAAGTTTAGGAATGTCCTCATCAGTACGCTTTAACTCTAAGGTTAATTCCATTGCAGCTATTGTGTTTGCAATTAAATTTCTGCAACGGCTAACAGCTGGAATTGACAATGCAGATAATCTGTCTACTGTCAATAACTGGTACGGGATTTGGTACTGGTATGTGTCGGACATTACCGGTGGTGCATACTGCGCTTCAATAACTTGTGGTCTGCTAAAGCGAGAGAAAATACCCATACACCAACCTTACACTATTTGGCAAATAATCTCATATATTGAGATTAATGTCAAACATATATTTGGGGTGTTGATTGTGGCCGTGTCAAATAGTGAACCACCATTGCAGAGCAGATTGCCCCGGTTACATCTCCAGCAGACTTGCGCCGGACTATTCGCCAACCTGCATCATTGGTTTTTGCTCCTACGCTAAACCAAGACTCAGTAAGCTCCTTTTGCCCAGAATGTACTAAGCGTAGGTTCACAAAGGCATCTAGTATCTCGCCACACGCTTGATAAAAGGATTGACCAGAGCAATCCTCTAACTTCTGCCCTGATTGCTGTAATCGCTGGGCTATTGAAGCTGTTGCGTACTTGTCATACATAATTACTCTAGGTTTGAACTTTTGCGCCCACGCGTGGACATCTGCCGCCATTTTTAGGTCTTCTATTGCAATATCGCTAGTCCAGAGCTGCATAAGGCCAATTTCAATCTTGCCACTCTCTTGATTCATCTTGGCTGCGACTAACGCGCCCGATCTCTTACTAGGAGAGACATCTATCGCAAAGACTATGTTGCCCCCAGCTGTAATCTTTAGATTGGAGTCGCTGGTATCCGTAATCATCTGGGTTGTGAAAGGTGAGGTCATACTATCAACCCATTGGCAAAGCATCTCTGTGCGAGTGTTATTTATTGGGTTTGTCGCTACTGCTTCCTCCAGCGTTTCCTCTGAGATGAGATGTCCAAGCGAAGGGTTAGCCATAGCCCAAGCATTGCGGTCATCAACTTTACAATGAGCCGGGGCTGAATACTCATAATATCCAAGTGTAGGTGATGGATATGACAAAGCGCGTTCTCGCAAGTCATTTAACACGATTGAGTAGGCATCTCCGGCGTTAGAGCAGACTAGGGTCTGGCCGCCTGTTGCGCGAGTAGTTGGCCTTGCAGCTTTCCAGCCTTCCTCAGAGATTTCGCGTAATTCGTCAATAAATAAGAAGTTGGCTGTAAGTCCACGAGAGCCATCTCTAGTAGCTGCAACAATCTGATAACGATTACCTTTAAGGGTTGTTATGGATTCTTGTCCATTGGCAAATCTAATCTGTTTTGTTTGAGCTTTTAAGAAATCATTATCCTCAATTACATTGGCAACCTGTCTAAAGGTATCTAGGGCCATATTTCGGTTAGATGACATACCAATGACCATTTTGCTATCCCATAGGAATAAATGGGCCAAAATAAGCATACGGGCAACGTGAGTCTTCCCGGACTGCCTTGCGATTAAAAGGGCTAAGGTCCGTCTGCGAAATTCTCCTTGCGCATCTATTCGCAACATATCCTCAAGGATAAAGCGTTGCCATTCGAGCAAAGGCATACCTATTTTCTCTGCAAGCTCAGCTACTTCTTGTAAGCGTGAATCACCCTTTAAGAATGGCGTGTGGATGCGTGGTTTTACCGCACCAACTAGGGGCTTTTTTTTTGCCCCAGTCTTACGCGGCTTTGGCTTGGCAGTCATCAGTTAATGCTGGGTGTGGTCTCGGTCACAAATGGATTGTCTGGGATGACTGAGGCTGCTTTTGGAGAGA